GGCGGCGCGCCCAGCTGGGCCAGCGATCGATCAGCACGCGCTTCAGGGCGGCACCCTTGCCGCGCCAGACATCGGCCCGCAAGGCCGGGGCGGTGCTGCCTTCGGGCAGGGCAGAGAGGCTCAGGATGATCAGGCGCGACAGGTCCTGCGGCTTCAGCTCGCCCGGGATCAGGATCGAGCTGAAGAAGAACGTGCTGTAGACGTTGCCGCCTGCGCCTTTCTGGTCGCTGGATCCCCGGAACCACTGGCCGCCAGAGCTGGCGACGCGGGCCAGGGTGATGATGTCCTTCTCTTTCGACGATCGCTCGTCGCCGGGCTCCAGTTCGTCCAGGGCGACGGGCAGGGATCCGTGGCCGATGCGGCTGGTGAGGCCGGACTTGGTGGCGTCGTTCGACTGCACCAGGCCCTTCTCGCCGCCGTGCACATGCTTGATCAGGTTCTGCAGGGTGGACTTGCCCGAGGCCTTGCCGCCGGTGATCCAGACGGTCGGCCGCCAGTCAAGCGCCCCGCCCAGCATCTGCGTGCCGATCACGCCCAGCATCACCTGGGCATCGATGTCGCGCTGCCAGTTCCAGGTCGACAGGGTCTCAAGGATCTGCGCGCCTGGTGCGGCCCCGTCCTTCACGGTCAGGGCGGGCTTCGGGATCGGGGGATAGGCCGGGTAGATCCGGCCGTGATGGGTGGCAGGCTCACGCTCGCCCTCGGGCGTGATCAGCACGTCGCCGGCGTGGTAGATGAGCGATCCGTCATCATCGACCCAGGCACCGACGCCCCGGATCGCGCCCTCGGGATCGAAAAGGCCCAGCTCGCCACAGGCAGCCATCATCGCGAAGGCAGCCTTGTCGGCCTCGAAGTCGTCGGGCTTGCGGCGGACGGCCCCGGTGTCCTTGTCGACGGTCACCTTGGCAAAGGCGTGAAAGAGGGCAGGCAGCCGGTGCGCGAAAAGCTGGGCGATGGTCTGCCGCTCGTGCTTGCCGATCGCGCGCAGCTGGCCCAGGGCGTCGAGGTAGTAGCAATGCCCGCCGTTCACGCCCAGGGGCTTGACGGGGCAGCCGTCCCAGATCTCGCCCTTGGGGCGTGACGGCCTGCCCCGTGGGGGTGCGGGGCCGTCGGTGCCTTGGTCGGGTGACGGGCCGGGATCCCCCGATCCAGTCGGGGGCAGGCTCTCGCCGGGCGGCGGCGGCGGGTCGTCCTTGGGCTTGCGCGAGGCCTTGGGCTTTGGCCCGGGCTCACCCGCGACGGGCGGCTCCTCGATCTCGGCCGCCAGGGCCGCGACGGGGCGCAAGGGCGTGACCTTGCCGCGCGCCCTGGGCTTGGCCACGGGCACCGGGCTGGCCGGCACATCGGGCAGCCAGTCGTCGACCGAGGAAGGGATGTCGGGGTCAGTGGTCAAGCCTGCACCTCTGACGGGGCAAGGCAGGTCCAGGTGACGGTGAGGCCGGGGTTGGATGTCTCCAGCGCGGCGGTCATGCCGATGCCGGCAACGTTGCAGGTCTGCTCGTCACGCATCAGGCCGACAGGCACCTGGACGGACGGGCGATCGGCAACGCCCAAGGTCAGGATGAGAAGCCATTCCATGGGTCAGGCCCGCCCCAGCGGGTCGAGGCCCTTGGCGGTGCGCCAGTCGGTCAGGGTGGCATCGCCGTCCAGGACTACGCGGATCGCCATGACGGCCACCTGCACGGCCTCCTTGCGGACGGCTGCGGCCGGCTCCTCGAAGGTGGCCTTGGCCAGCTCTCCGACCTCCTCCATCAGGGCCAGCATGGTCACGTTGTCGCCGGGAAACTTGGTCCGGGCGCGGATAAGCTCGTTCCGAATGTCCCGGATCAACTGGTCAAGATCGCTCACGCTGCCCCCTCCTGCTGTTGTTCTTCGGCCTGCGCCCGCATCAGGGCATCGTTCAGATCCTCGCCGGGCCGGTCGGATCGCCACACCCTCACGGTGCGGCCCTTGGCCTGGTGCTGGCGGATCGCCTCGGCCAGCTGCTCCTGCGCCTGGTCGCCCAGGTCGTGGTCGGTGATCAGCACAACCTCGGACACTTCCGGGGGCAGGCCGACCTTGCCCATGTTCGACAGGCTGTAGGCCGCCAGGACGCGGGCATCGGGGCGCAGGATCCGGGCGCTTAGCGCGGTCTCGATCCCCTCGGCGATGTAGACGCGGGTGCCGGGCGGGCAGCGGTTCAGGGGCGCGCCCTTGCCGCCCTTGGGCCCCAGGCCGGAGGACAGGCGGATCGCGCAGCCGTCGCCCCAGGCGTAGACCTTCTTTGCCGGCAGGACCTGCCCCTCGGCCGACGGGTGAGGCACGCGGATCTTGGTCCAGCGCCCGGTGTCGGGGTCGATCCGCAGCCAGGTGCGGTGCACGGCCACGATCCGGCCCTGCAGGTTTGTCATCGCGGCCAGCATGGCGGGGGCGTCGAACTCGATCACCTCGCCGGTGGTCTTGTCCTCAAAGCTGTAGCGGCACTTCGCCATGTAGCGCAGCGCGCGGGGCTGGTGGCCGATGGTGGCTAGGTCGATGCCCCGGCCTTTGAGGTAGTAATCGACCGGCGTGCCGGCGATCTTCGGCTCGGCCGACAGCCACATCGCCTCGGCCCGGCGGGATGCGCGGTCCTGGTCGCGGCGGGCGGCGGCTTCGGCCTCGGCCCGGCGGGCGCGGGCAGCGGCAAGGGCCACCTCACGCTGGCGCGCCTCGGCCGGGCTGTCGGTGGCAAGGCCAAGGAAGTGCCGCGCCTCGCGTAGCTGGTCGACCATGTTGGCCAGGCCCAGCCGAAGGCCGATCAGGTCGAAGACGTCGCCATGCTGGCCGGTGGCAAAGTCTTCCCACTTGCCGGCCTTGCGGCCAGAGGTGTGGATGCAGAAAGACCCGACCGACTTGTCGGCCCGGCCCGGGTTCAGGGTGAAGTATTTCCCCTTGTCCTCATAGCTGCCCTTGGCGGGCGGGGCGTAGTGATAGGCGAACTCGCCCATGCGGGCGACCAGCATCTCCTTGATCTCCTCGATCGAGTATGTCTGGCGCTGCCCGCTCATGGCGTCAGGCCCTGCCCTGCGGGGCCGGAAAGGCCTGGGCGGCCTGGTAGGTTGCGACAAAGGCCTTGGCGGCCTGGTCAAAGGCCTGCCGTGCATCGGCCTGCGGCTGGCCGTCGCCGGGCCCGGCCTCGATCACGGCGGCATAGGCGCGCATCAGCTGCGCGGTCTCGGCCGGGGCGATGCCGGCCAGCGCGGATGCGGTGATCTGCAGCAGGCAGGTGGCGGTGGTGATCGGGGGCAGCCCCAGGCTCGTCCCGGCGGTCAGCACCTGGGACAGCTGGGCCTGCGCGAAGTGGATGACCATGGCTTGGGCGGACAGGTCCATCACGCGGCACTCCGGGATTTCAGGGCCTGCAGGGCGAAGAACACGGCCTCGCGGGTGAAGCGGCGGACCTTTTTGCCCGTGGCGTCCTCGTAAAGCCCGGTCAAGAGATCAAAGCGCGGCTTGATCAGGTTCGCGGGCATGGTCAGCTGCAGGGCGATCTCCTGCGGCTGCCAGCCGGCGATCGACAGCTCCATCAGCTCCAGGTCGCGGTCCAGCGTCCAGCCGCCCTTGTCGGGCAGGGTCATCAGGTGGGCGGTGACCGGGTCGGCCCCCGCCTTCGCGGGGGCAGGCTCGTCGGGCTGGTTCCAGGCCTTCGCGGGGGCAGGCTGGTCGGTATGGGTGCCATGTGCGATGGCCGTCTCGCGCGACCTGGCGTCAAGGTCGGACGGTTGAACTGCCGGCGAGGTGGGGGCCTCGCCGGCAGCGTCCCCGTCGGAGGCCGTTTGTCCATCTGTGGCATCAGCCTGGGCGGGACCTTCGGGGATAGGGTCGGGTTCGGGCTGGGCCAGAGTGGCGACACCCTGGGCCAGCGCCGCGTCCAGGCGGTCCCTCAGCTTGTTGTAGCACCGGAACACGGTGCCGTCTTCCGGGCGGCCCAGCTCTTGCGCTGCGGCCCTCACGGCTGCGCGCTTGGTCAGGCCCAGCCGGGTCACGCCACTGACCACAAGGGCGATCAGCCGGTCGTCTTCCCCGGTCGTCCATCCCGGTGCCCGCGCAAGCGCACTGGCTGCCATGGCGCTGGCCGATCCGGCGGGAGGTGCGCCGGGAGGTGCGGCGGGGGGTGCGGCGGGGGGCGTTGCCGCTGCCATGACCTGCTGCCCCCCGCCGCTTTCCGCCACGCCCTCGGATGACGCTGCCTCGGCCAATGGGGGGGGAGTGGCCTCGGCGACTGCGGCCCCCGGACGAAGGTCCGGTTCTTGATCCAGCGGTGCAGCCTCGTCACCCGATCTGCTCGGGGCGGCGGAAAGGGTGCCCCCGGCGCTCTGGACAGCGGCCGGGGGCTCCACGGGCTCAAGCGCCGCCTCGGTCGGCGCGGCCTCGGTGGATGGGGTGTCCTCCATGATCTGGCGCACCAGATCGGCGGTCTGGGCAGGCCTGGTCATCGGCTGCGAAAAGTCGAGATCAGCCAGCCGCCGATCGAGCTTCAGCTCGATGCGCGCGACGTCCTGCAGGGTGGCCTGGTTCGGGGCGAACGGCATGCGGAAGTTGGTGGTGATCGTCACCGCCTCGCCCGGGGTCAGGTCAAAGCGCGGGGCAAGGCCCTGGTCGTCCAGGTCGCGGCCGACGGCTTCCAGCGTGACAAGGGTGCCTGAAAGGTCGGTCAGGTCGGCAAGGGACAGGTCGTTGAGGGTTCGGTCAGGCGGCGGCATGCGGCGTCTCCGTGGCTGGCGGGGTTTCGGGCAGGGTTTCGGGCAGGGTGTTCTCATCCGGCCAGCAGGCCGCGCAGGCGGCGGCCCCACGGGCCATGAAGACGGCGGCCAGGGCTGCGTCCAGATCCAGCCGGGCAAAGGCCTGGTCGGTGCTGGCGGGGTTTGCGGCGGCATCGGCCACGGCTTGCGCGGCATTGGCCAGGGGGGCAATCAGCGGGTGGGCGTGGTTCACCTGCGGGACCAGGCGGCGGATCTGGGCCAGCATCATGTCGCGGTTCGGGTCGGTCCAGCGGGTGCAGGCAACCCAGCCGCACAGGTTGATCAGCGCCTGGTCCCAAAGGGTCAGCCGGGGCGCGGTCATGTCAGCACCGCGACGATCAGCTTGGCAGCGCCAAAGGCGGCCAGCGCCAGGAGCCACAGGATGACCAGGACGACAACGCCCTTGAAAAAGGGGTTGACCGGCGGGATCGGATCCCAGTCCTGATCGTTGCGGTCACCCATCGATGTCGGCCCGGAACGGCAGGGTGGGGGCGACAGGCGCGACGGCCAGGCGGATCCCGCGCTCCAGGTCATCGCCTAAGGAGCGCAGGGCAGCCGGGTCGCGCCGGTTGACCTCATACATGGTCGCGAAACTCATGATCAGCGGATAGGCCGGGTGATCGCGGCGAAGCAGTTCCTCGGCCTTCACGCGCATGTCCTCGACCGCATGCTCGGTCAGCTGGCCGGTGCGGGCCGACAGGGCCACGGCGAAGGCCGCCATCAGGGCGGGCAGATGCTCGTCACCCATGGCGCGCCTCCGGGCAAAGGGTCGGGGGTGTGATGGTCGGGCCGGCCGCCCCGCTTGCCTGCTTGCCAGCGGCCGGCCCTGGCCCCGGCGGCCAAGCCGGGGATCTGATGAAAGCGGCGGGCAGCGTGACGCCACCCGCCAGGCGCGCAGCCCGGTCTGTTGAGGCAGATGCCATGGCGTATGGCTGGGCCGCGGGGAACGTCATGCCGACACCCCGGTTTGATCGGGGGCGGGATGGCGGATCGATGTGAGGGGCGCGGTCATGGCGGCGTCGGCCGCGATCGCACGCGCGCCCTCGGACAGCTTGCGCAGGGCAAGGATATCCTCGACCTCCGCCTCGCTCGCGCCCCAGATCAGATGCTCGGCCCTGAGGCCAAGGTTGTGGGCGGCGGAATGGGCGAGGAGGCGGCGCAGCACCTCGACCGAGGGCAGGTCTCCAGGACGGCGGCCGTCACGCTCTCGCCGCCAGTGGTAACCGGCCTTCATGCCATAGCCGATGGCCGGGCCAAGAACTTCGGGCGGGCCGATCAGCCGCTCACAGACCTGCATCGGGGTCAGAAACGTGGGCGCTGCGGCGCTATCTGGTGCGTGGTTATGTGACATGACGCTAGATGTAGCGTCAATTGAACTGACGGAGCAACAGAAATTTTCAGTTAAACCGACATTCGTTTCAGGTTACGCGGCCTTACCTAACTGAAATGGATATTCTGTGGTTCAAACAGCAGCAAAAGCGGGTCGGCGTCACTGCTGATGAGATCGCCCAGAAGATGGGTCGGGCTCGCTCCAATGTGTCTCACATCCTTAACGGGCATCAGCGGATGTCTCTGGACTGGGCCAAGGCCTTTTCGGAGGTGCTGCAGGTGCCGCTCGCGACGGTGCTGGAAAAGGCTGGCGTCACCGATGCGCCCACGGTTCAGGCCGTGACGCCGGGCTTTGCCGAAAGCGACGCAGCCCCTTGGGTGCCGGGGCCGGAAACGTCAGGCGCGCGGGAGGTTTCGACCGTGGCCTCCGCCCTTGGCGGCGGCCGGCCTGGCGTCGATGTGTGGCGGGTCAAGGGGCAGGCCATGGCCCTGTCGGGCCTGCTGGCCGGGGACTTCATGCTGGTCGACACGCACCAGGCCGAACGGGTGAAGCCCGGCGATGTGGTGGTGGCCCAGGTCTACAACCCGCGCGGCGCGACCACGGTGCTGCGGCGGTACGAGCCTCCGGTGCTGATTGCCGCGACTGCCGATCCGGCAGAGGGGCGGGTGCATGTGGTGGACGGGATCAACGTGGTGATCCGGGGCAAGGTCGTGGCCAGCTGGAGGGTGTGATGGACCAGCTTCCAATCAACCCATTCGAAAAACTCATTTACGACAGGGCCTTCGCGCGCTGGCAGACGTACGGCCTAGTGCTTAGCATGTTCGGCTTGGTGCCAGTGCTCTGGCCCTTTTGGGATCAGATCGTGGAGACGTTGACCTTCGAAATTGCGGCAGGCCTCGTTTCTCTGGTACAAATCGGACTGGTGGTTGCAATCCCTTATCGATTGGCAGCCTACATGGCGGCCCGCGAACTGGCCGACGCGCGACGGGGTGGAACAATTCCTAACTGGCAGCCGCCCGAGCAGCCGAAACGAGAAAAGCGCCCAGTCCTGTATTTGCCACTTCAGTCTGATCTGGCGGCTTCTTGGGACAGGGATGCAAAGAGGTTCGTGGTCAAGCGCGATGGCCAACCCGATCGAATAGCGGGCCCTGACATGCACCAGAAGCTTGAAGCAACCCGCCTGCGGATCGTCTGCGCTGATGGCTACACCGACGAACAGCGGGAGTTTCTCCTGTATCGCGTTCACCTTGCCATTGCCTTGGCGGTCGAAGGGCAAGAGCCTGCAACCACCTTGGTCAAGGGAAATTCTGCCGAAGATCTGGCCAACAAGATCGCCACCGATGGCGCGCGGACGAACTATCGAGACTGGCGGCGGGCGCAAAATTTCTGAAAAGCTGAAAATGTCAGTTGACAGTTTAGGGGCCTAACCCCTAACTCTTGTGCACAGCCCTATGCACAGGAGATGCGCATGCCTGCCTTTGCTCCCCCGGCCGATTTCCCGTTCATCCCGAACGCCCGGCCCGCCTCGATCGACGATCGCCAGCTCGCTCAACTTGCCCAGCTGGGCGATGATGCCCGCATGGGCAACTGCACCGGGGCCGAGGCCGAATGGCTTCTGGTCAGCTGCGGCCCCCTTCTGCGCGAACTGCAGATGCGCCGCGCCGCCATGGCCCGCGCCGGTCTGCCGGTCGACGCCTCGAACGTGGTGGTCATCGGGCAGGTGCGCTGATGGGCCAGTTTCTGACTGTCTACGTTGACAACAGCGAGATTGCGCAGCACTTCCGCGAGGAACCGCAGGCTCTTCTGAACGTCCTGTCCATGCTCATCGACGGCATGACAGAAGACGGGGCCATGAGGTATTGCCACAAGGTCGCCGGTGGCCATGAAGGCACGGTAGGCGACAGCGCCGTCGCGCCCTTTTTGGGGGTTCTGCGAAGGGCCTTGGAGGCTGAGGCTGCAGCGATAGGGGCCGCATGATGGCCGCCCCCGCCCGCCGGGCCGGATACCTTCTGGCCGTCCTGTCCGAAGTCTACGGCTTGCCCGTCAGTGACCTGCGCCTGATCACCGCCGCCGCGCGGGATCTGACCTCGGCGCTGGATCTTCGGCGCCAGGACACGCCGCTCATGCTGATCCCCGAAATGCGGGTGGCGGCATGAGCAAGGCACCGTCAATGGCAGCCCTCGCGTTCCACGCCCGGCTTGCCGCAATGGTCAATGACCTGCCCCGGCATCAGGACGATCCGACCGGCTACGCTGCGGGCATTGCCCGGATCAAGCTGGCGATCGTCGAGGCAGGCGGCGCGGTCAGGGATGACTGGAACGGCGCGCGGGTTCGTGTGCACGGGTTCAGCGCCACCTCGACCATGGGCGTGGCCATGGCCTGCCGGAACTGGATGACGCAGGTCACGATCAAGGCGGCGGCGGCGAACATGGGATCCCTCACATGATCGGCCCCCGGATCATCAGCCGTCACATCCTGCCGCCCGGCGGCATGACGCCGGATGAGGCGCGGGGGTTCCGCATGGCCTGCGCCTGCTTTGCCACCTGGGGCATGCAGCTGGCCGCCGAACCCACGTTGCCCGGCCCGCCGCACATCGACCAGGTGCGGGCAAGGTTCCGCGCGCATGGCCGGGTCGTGGCCGCCATGGCCTCGGCCCTTGACCGCCAGCTGGGGCGGCCGCCCGCCCCCGCCGACATTCCCACCGAGGCGCTGACCGAGATCTCCGCCTCCACCTGACCGCTGGCCGGGGCCGTCCGTGTCGACCTGCTCGCCGACACCCCCGGATACGCCAACCAAGGGCCGCAGGGACGGCACGGCCCCAAGGAACAAAGGCATCGAGGTATGGACACACTGGCACTCTGGTCCGGGATCGTGATCGGCACCGTCATCGTCTTCGTGACGCTCATGCGCCCGCGCGCCCCGAAGCCGCGCAGCCGGGCGGACATCCGCCGCGAATGGACACATGCCCGCCCGAACTGGCAGGGCCACGAAGGCTGGGGGGGCCGGGAATGACCCGCATGTTCCTCAACTCCGCCGAAGTGGCGCAGCTCCTCGACCTGCCGTCCTCGGTCAGCTTCCTCGCCCGCCGCGCGGCGCTGGAAGATCAGGGGTTTCCGCTGCCCTGCAGCTGGTCCGCGCGGCCACTGAAATGGAGACGTGAGCTGGTCGAAGGCTGGATCGCCGCCCAGGGCCAGCCCCGGGACATGGGCCAGCGGCCCCGGCTGGTCGTGTCGAACGGTCACTACATGGCGAGGGCGGCGACGGCATGACCCGCAAGCCCAAAGGCCCCGTGTCTGCCGCGCTGCGCGGCGATCTGCCCCCGCGCCTTCGGGAACGTCAGCGGACTGACGGCACCTGGCGCGTCTGGTGGGAATGCGAGGCCGCCGTCAAGAAGCTCGGCTTCACCTCGGTCGACCTGGACGCGAAGGCCCCGCTCAAGGCCGCGCGAGAGGCGCGGAAGCTGAATGAGGCGGTCGACGAGGCGCGCCTGACGGGCTCTGCCCCGAAGGTCAGGCGCGGGCCGGTCTGCATCGAGGATGTGGTCGGCGACTTCCGCCGCTCGGTCCAGTGGGACCAGCTGGCCGCAAAGACCCGCGACAGCTACGGCAAGGGGTTCCGCCTGATCGTCAGCAAGTGGGGCGACGTGCCGGTGCAGGAGTTCACCAAACCGATGGCGCGCACCTGGTACGAAAGCCTCTACCGCGATGCCGGGCACTGGCAGGCGGCGGCGCTGCTCCGGCTTCTGTCGATCCTGATGGCCCATGCCGAACTGCGCGGCTGGCGGCCGGAAATGTCGAACCCCTGCTACAGGCTGGGTGTCAGCATCCCCAAGGGGCGTGACCGCGTGGCGACGTGGGATGAGTATGACGCGCTGCAGGCGGCGGCGGTCCGCGTCGGCCTGCCCTCGATCGGCGTCCTGGTGGCGCTGTCGATGCTGGCAGGTCAGCGGGAAACCGACTGCATGGCCGCCCTGCGCGGTGACTTCTCGGCCCGCCCGGTTCTCTGGCCGGGGGCTTCTGCGCCGGTGGATGTCTGGGTCTGGGATCTGTCGCGGTCCAAGACCGGGGCCTCGGGCACGATCATGCTGCACCCGGATCTCGCGCCCATGGTGGCAGAGATCCTCAAGCGCCCCGCGCCTGCCGATGCCCGCCTGGTGATCGAGGAACGGATGCTGCGCCCCTATGACGAGGATCTGTTCCAGTCCCGCTGGGGCGAGGTGCGCGCGGCGGCCGTCGCCGGCGGCGGCGGCATGGCAGCCTGCCCGTCGGTGGTCAGCCTGCAGTTTCGGGATCTGCGCCGGTCCTTCTCGGTCAACGCCCGGCGCGGCGGGGCCTCGGTCGACGATGCCGGCGACGTCCTGGGCAACTCGGCCGCGAAGAACGCCCGGATCAAGGGCACCTACATGCCGCCGGAGTTTTTCACGGCCGCCCGCGCGGTGGCCGCCGCCGGACGGCCCGAGGTTCAAGAGGAAAGGAAAGAGGCATGAGCGCAGACAACATCTGGGATCGTCCGGACGTGGCGGCTGCTGTCGAACATCTGAAAGCCACGGTTTTTCAGGCAGTCGGCCAGCCTGCTGATGGGTCGCCGAACGTCATGATTTCTGTCGTCACCGACAAGTCGGAGATGGAGATCTACTACGAAGGGTGCAACTGCCCGAAGTGTGCGACGGCAACCATTAGAGCGATCTCTCAGGAAGTTTTCGGGATCAAGTCAGAGGTAGTGAGGACGCCGAAGACCAATGCTCGCCCCTCACGGGTGCACTGATGCTGCCGTCGTGCCATCGCATCCCGGAGCTTTCCGCCCTCGTCTTCCCGGCCGAAACCCGCCCGGGCATGGAACCCTGCCCGCGCTGTCAGGGCGTCAACCTCTGGCCCGAGGTCAGCTTCGATGACTACGGGATCTACTGCGCGACCTGCGACTGGGTCGGCCCGCGCGCCTCCGCCGGTGGCGGGGATCCCGATGAGGCGATCGCTGCCTGGAACCGCGAGGCGCGCCAGGTGCGCGAGGCGCGGGACCTTGGGCTGACCATCAACCTGGTGCAGCCAAAGGAGGAAAGCCTTGGCTGACCTCACCATCACCGGCAAGGGCCTGTCGAACTGGATCACCTCGCGCCTGCGCACGGTGGCCGGCCCCTACACCAGCCACCAGAACGCGGTCGCCGCCCTGCGCGGGGTCGAGGCGCGGCAAAGGCCGGTCACGATCCGCCGCTGCCTGTGCTGCAGCAATCACTTCCCATCCACCGGGCCAGGCCATCGCCTCTGCCCCCCATGCCGGAGAGACGCATGAAGGACCTCAGCGACACAGATCTGTTCAAGCCACTGTCGGCCAAGGTGGGCCGCAAGGAATACGCCCCCGGCGGCCGCGAGAAGACGTCTCAGCGGGCCGGGCAGGGGCGCAAGTGGCAGGCCTTCCTGCGCCGCCGGGACAAGGATGCGGAACGCCGGGCGAAGGGTGGCTCCTGATGAGCGCCCCGGTCGTCGCCGTCACCAGCCTTCTGGTCGATGTCCTGTCCCGCATGGATGGGCGCGAGGATCTGTCCCCGGCCGAGGCGGCGTTCTTCGATCACTTCTGGCCGCAGGTGCGGGATCTGATCAGCCTGCAGCGTCAGGCAATGATCGAGATGCAGGCCCTGGCCCCGGCGCTTCTGGCCCAGGGGGACGCGGCATGAGCTGGCTCTGGCTGATCCCCGCCTTTGCCCTCGGTGCTGTGGCCGGCGCGCTGTTCATGGCCGCCGCCCTGGTCGACGTGGTCATGAAGATCCAGGACACCCGGGCGCGGGGCTACGGCTACGATCCCCACCGCCCATGAAGTCCCCCGTTGCGCCCGAAGTGTTGCGCCAACTGCTCCGATACGAGCCGGAGACTGGCAAGCTTTACTGGTTGCCAAGGCCCGTTGCGTTCTTCGGTGACACCGAGCGCAGGAGGTCGGCGGCGAACCAGTGGAACGCGCGCCACGCTGGAAAAGAAGCCTTCACTGCTGATAACGGTGAAGGCTATTTGCAAGGCAGCATCTTCGACCGACTGTACCGCGCCCACCGTGTCATCTGGTGCCTGATGACTGGCGAATGGCCAACTGCGCTGATCGACCATCGGGACGGCGATCGCGGAAACAATAAGTGGAAGAACCTTAGGGCGGCGACGCGCTCCCAAAACAACCGAAATACGTGCAGCCGTCTTGGTTCCTCAAGCAAGTACCTTGGGGTGTACTGGGAAAAGCAGCGCGGCAAATGGGTGGCAGCCATTAACATCGGGAAGCGCCCTAAGGTCCTTGGGTGCTTTGCTTCCGAGGAAGAAGCCGCCCGCGCCTATGATCACGCGGCCAGCCGCGAGTATGGTGACTTTGCTCGGAGCAACTTTGCAATCTCACCGCGCCCCGGCCTTTCGAGGTCGGGGCTTTTTCATTCCGAAACAGCGTCCGATTCGGACGCAGTCGGACAGTCGGACGGACCCCGAAGGGCCTGATCTCTAACCGCCTGCTTTCCTTGGGTTTCATGGTGAGCCGGACAGGATTCGAACCTGTGACCCGCTGATTAAAAGTCAGGTCGGTATTGCGTGATTTCAATGGGTTGGCAATCGGCCAACTGCCGAATTGGCCCTTGTTTTTGGGTGGGTCGCGATGCTTTTTCAGGGGCGGCAGGCGGCCGTCATGGCGCTGTCGGTCACGGCAATCCAACGGCCCGACGGGTCGTTGGGCAGGGGGTCTGGCATGGCCGGGCGCTGCAGGCCGTAGGTCACGCAGCCCTTCTCTGGCATGCATCCGGCCAACAGGGTCAGACACAGAAGGCTAATCCCAGCGCGCATCGTTTGCCCTCCTGATCTCGTCCGGTGTCTTGCCGTTCTGCAGCTCGCGCTGCGCCTGGGCCGCGCCCCTGGCACCGCGCTCGATCGCCTTCACTGTCGCCTCGGCCTCGTCGGCCCGTTCGGCCAGGCGGCCCTGCTGCAGCTTGACCTTGCCGAAGGTCAGGAAGAAGACAAGGCCGGCCAGGATGAGGCCGGCCCAAAGCTTCAGCCGGGGCCCGATCACTTGATGGCCCTCGGGTCGATCGTGTATGGCCGCGCGGCGTGCATCCGCTGGTAGCCAACGATCATGGCATAGACCGGGGCCAGGGCCGTCATTGCCCTGTGCACGGCGTCGGGCGTGGTCTGCAGCACGTCAAGCCAGGGCAGGCCGGACAGCGTGTTCAAGACCGCAGCGATCACGCTGGCTGCGGGCACCGCCGTCTCGGTCGTGGTGAAGAGGTTGAAGAGCGTGTCGACGATCGTCAGCAGGGCCGGGAAGATCCCCAGCCAGAAGCTTCTGGTCCAGGCAAAGAAGATCGGCTTCGGGTCCATGTCAGTCTCCTGTGCTGACCGCAGCAAAGGCTGCGGCACGGTTGCGGTTGTGGCGCGCCTGGCCCAACAGGGCGATGACGGCGATCAGGGCAATTGCGGCAACGACGACGATGGCCCAGTCGGGGATCCCCTCCAGGCTCAGGGCTCCGCCGCCGGCGGCCGCCGGGGTGGCGGGCGCGGCGGCGGTCTCACGCTGGGCGGCCTTGCGGGCCGGTTCGATCTCGGCCCTGGCGGCGGGCTTGCCGGCGGCCAGCACGATGGCGAAGGCCTCGACCTCGGCCACGCGGCGCGACCAGCCCTTGCCAAACGTTCCCCAGGTGCGAAGGCCCCGCAGAAAGCCCATGCGGATGGCAGAGGCACGCTTGATCACGGCGACAGGCTCGGCCGCGCGGGCGGCGGCGAGGGTGCCATTGCCGATCTTTCCGTCGGCCGCGACGCCCAGGGCCTTCTGCAGCCACTTTGCCCCGCGTGAGGGGCCCGAGTTCACCGCCGGATCGAAGGCCACATAGTCAAGGCCGGATGGCAGGGCATCGCCGGCGACCTGGTCCCAGTAGAGGCGCTTGTAGATCTCGGCCACTTCGTGGTCGGGGATGGCGCGCAGCTCGGCCTTGGTGACGGAGCGACCCTTGAAGTCGCGATAGGTGCCGATGGTGATGCCCTTCATGGTGGCACCGCCCGGATCTTTCGGGTGATCGGCCCAGCCGCCTTCGTGCACCAGCACCTTTGTCAGGGAGATGGCGAAGTTTGCTTTCATTTCTGGCTCCTGTCGTGGAAATACTCGCGCAGCAGGGTGTTGGTGGCACGCTGTTCGGACTTCAGCTCGTCGATGCTGTCGCCGATTGCCTCCAGCCGGGCGGACATGTTGGACTGCCCGTTCTCGACCGCGCGCAGGCGGGTGTCGTCGTCCCTGGATGCCGCCTCCATGGTGTCGAGGCGGGTGTCGATCGCCTCGACGGCATTGGTCAGCCTGCCCCAGCCGACCGCGATGGCGATGGCCATTGCCCCGAGGGGGATGAGGGTGGCCAGGTTCCATTCGACTTTCACTGCCGCCATCACGCTGCTCCGTAGGCGTTGAAGAATGTTTCCAGCTGCGCCGGCGTCTTGCCCTGGCTGGCGGCAAGGGCTTGCACCAGCGGATCCGACAGCAGGACCGATGTCGGGTTCAGCGCCCGCGCCTCTGCGAAGATCTGCTGCTCCTCAGGCAGCTGAGCGATCAGCGCGGTGACCTGTGCGGGAAGGGTGCCCCGCAGCCAGGCCTGGCCTTCTGCTTTCGAGATCCAGCCTTCGGTCACCAGCCCGCCGATCAGCTGGGCAAAGCTGATCTCCACCGTCTGCGGGGCGGGCACGGGGTCCGGCGCGGGCTCGAACGGTGCCTCGGCCCCGGCGGCTGCCGCGTCTTCAAACAGCGGGTCGTCCATCAGGACATGATAGGGAAACCCCTTGTGCAGGATGACAAAGGTCCCATCGGGGCGCTTGAACAAGACGTTCATCAGTTGATCCTCCAGGCCCAGCCGGTCCATGCAAAGGTTGCGCCCGGGGCTCCGAACGCGGTTCCACCGGCCAGGATGTTGAAGCCGTGGGCGAAGGCGTAGTTGCCGCTCGTTCCGTATTGGGCACGGAACGTCAGCCACGATCCGCCTGCCGGAAGCGTGTAGTTGGCCCCGAAAGCAGCGGCGATGAAGACGATCTGCCCCACCCCGGCACCGGCCTGGGGCATCGGGGCGAAGCGGGTGTCGACGTAATCCGTCACCGCCTTTGCGACCGGCACAGCATTGGCGACCTTGTTGGTGGCCAGCGTCTCGACGTCGGTGATGATGGCCGCAGGGTCAAGGTCGGCAAAGGCGGCCAGCGCTTTCGTGGCCAGGGCACCGAGGGCAAGGTTCGTGCGCGCCAGCGGGACGTTGGTCAGCCCGCTCAGGTTTTCAGACTTCAGCATGTCGCCGCTGCCGGAACCGGCGGCGCCCCTGTCGGCGAAGATGCGGATCCGGTTGGCGGCCAGGTCGGCCGCGACGGTGGTGGCAAAGTGCCCGGTCTGGGTGATGTAGGCAGCCCCGCCGAAGGTGAAGATGTCGGACGGGGAATAGAAGATGCCGCCCGCCCAGGCCCCACGGTCGCGCAGCATGCTGTTTTCCTTGGCCAGCGCGGCGGCGGCACTGGCGGCGGCGGCAAGGGCGGATGCGGCAGCCTCGGTCGCGCGGGCCTGGGCGCTGGCGATCTCGGTCACCGTGGGCCCGCTGACCACGCGCGCGCCGTCGCGGACGGGCACCGTGCCATCGGCCCATTCCATGGGTGCCAGCAAGCCCCGGATGCGCAAGGCACCGGCAGCACCGGCGCGCAGCTCCTGCACGGCCTGGACGATGCGGTCCAGCTGCACCTCAAGCCCCGCCTCGCGTTCGCCCTGGACGCCTAGCCAGCCCTGCTCGTCCGGGGTGATGCGATCGATGATCAGCTTTCGGCCGGCATGGGTGGCGGCGGCGGTGGCGGTCAGGAAGAGGTTGCCGGTGGTGGCACTTTCAAGCGGGGTCACGGTGAAATCGGCGACGGTCAGCGCGGTCCGGACGCCGCTGATCACCACGAAGGCGCGGATCGCGTCCTGGGCGTAGGGGTGCGTGATGGCATAGGGACCGATGCCCGCCACGGTGTATTCGGGCGTGACGCTCCAGGCTTCGACGGTCATTGGTCACCTCCTAGTGATCCGAGGGCGTTGGAAAGGTCGGGCATGCGCGCGGTGCCGCCGGTGCCGCGCACGGGAATGAAGGGCTGGGTGCCGTAGTCCTTGGCCATGCGCTTGATCCGGCGGCGGAACAGAAGCTCGGCCTCGGGATCGAGGAAGGCCTGCAGGTTGTCGGCGACCAGCCGGCTGTAGGCCGTGCGGGCGTACCAGGCGGATGAGAAGAACGGGGTGTTCTGGCGGACGAAGCCGGCGACGTCGCGGCCGATCAGCGTGTCCTCGCCATTGATCGCGCGGGTCAGGTTGCTTGCGACAGGGCCGATGACATCACCGGCCAGCCCTGCGACCGGGCCGGCCAGCGCCTCGCCGATACCGCCCCCGGTGCGGCTCGTTTCCGACTGGAAGAAGTCACCGAAAAGACCAAGGCCGCCGCCCTGAAAGAGGGCTCCCATCCAGAACTTTCCGGTGTCCATCGGGCGCGGATCGTTGCCCTTGACCAGCTCCTTCAGCTGGATCGCAAGGCCGCCCAGGACCAGAAGCATGCCGCTCACCTTTGCGGCATAGCCCCAGCGGTTCATGCCCCAGCTGTCGGCCTCGGCAAAGCGGCGGTACTGGTTCAGCATCAGCGACAGGCTGAAGGACTTGTAGGCGGTGGAGCTGCGGGCCAGCTCGCCCAGGAAGGTGCCGGGGGCGGCTGTGCCCTGCAGGGCCGTCTTGCCCTCCAGGCTGGCGCTGGGGATCGCCATTTCCAGCTGCTCCTGGATCGCCATCTGCCAGCGCATGGCCAGCCCCTCGGCCTCGACCCTTGGCATGCTGGTCTGGGTTTCCAGCCAGTAATGCGGGGTCATGAAGTCGGGGCCGCCCTGCCCTTGCGGGTTGAACCGCGTGGCCGGATCCCGCATCAGGTCCCAGTCCCTGGCGGTGATGCCCCGCCGCTCCAGCATCATGCGGGTGTTGGCCTCTATGTCGCCCCAGGCGCGGTTGCCCATGTCGGCCAGGTGCCCGGCGAATTCCATCTGGAAGGCGATCTTGCGCATGTCGGTGACCAAGCTCAGCCCTGTCGCGCGCAAGGTGAAGCTGGCCAGCCGGTCGGGCAGGCCGGTGCCGAAGGTCTTGCCGAAATAGCGCGCCATGGTGCTGCCGCTGTCGGCCAGCGTCTCGGCGACATAGCCCATGCGGGCGGCGGTTTCGCGCGTGGCCTGGCTGGCCATCAGCTTCACCGATCGGCTCATGACGTTGGTGCCGCTCATGCCGATCGTGCGGGCAGCGGCGCTGATCGTCGCCGCGTCGGTGACCGAAGACACGACGGCGCTGCCCAGCTGGATGCCCACGAGGGTGGACCGAACCCCGCCGAAAAACCGCGCCCAGCCGACGTGATGCGGGATGTTGGCGCTGCCGTTCTGGTGGGCCAGCATGGCCATGGCGGATTTGCCGGCGCGGGTCACCCGTTCGGCCAGCTTGCCGTCGCCGGTCTCGGCCGCCAGCTTTTCGGCGACCTGGGTGGCATATTGCAGGCCGGTGCGCGGGTTCGGCCCCAGGACGCGCATCAGGGCGACGTCGCCCGCCAGGCTGTGCAGGCCACCGATCATCGCGCTGAAGGGGTCAGAGGTGCCGAACTCGCGGTTGTAGTCGATCCAGGCGCTGCCGTCCCGAAAGTGCAGGACGCGGTGTTCCGCCCGCTGGTTGGCCAGCGCCCTGCCGCCCATGCTGAGGCTGGGGTCACGGTCATCCCAGCCGCGCGTGATGATGCCGTCATAGACATCCTGCAGGAAGGTTTCCACGTCGGCCCGGGCCGGGGTGCTACCCTTGGCGGCAAAGGGCTTGCCGGTCGAAAGATCGATGATCCGGTCCCAGGCCAGAAGCGGGGTGATCTTCTCGGCCCAGGCGTCAAAGCCCTTGAGGCGCAGCTGGCCCGCGTCGTGGCTGTGGCTCACGCCAAAGTCGGCCAGGTCGCCGATGTCGCCGCCGTAGCTGTTGAAGGCCCGGCGCATGCGCTGCTGCTGGGCGCGGACGGTGGCGGCCAGGGTCCTGGCCAGGGTGTCGCCGGTGGCCTCGTCATGCAGCTCGCGGATCAGGTTTTCCAGAAGGCGCGGGTTGCGGGAATTGCCGACGACGTTTGTGCCGGTCTCCTTAAGGACCTTCTCGATCGCAGCGTTGATGGAGCTGACATAGGCCTCGGTCAGGGACCGGACGCTTTCGGCCTTCGACCCGGCGTTGGGGTTGTATTCCAGAAGGCCCTTGATCGCGGCGGCGGGATCCCTGGCGGTCAGGATGGTCTGACGCAGCCGGGCCATGGCCTGCATCTGGTTCAGGACCACATGGCGGCGGCGGGCGGTCTTGGCCTTGTTGGCCTCCTTCAGGTCGGCGGCGGCCCGGGCACGGGCCTGGGCCAGCGGCATGGCCGTCTGGTACCGCGCGACCAGCTGGTCGAACTCGGCGATCATGGCAATGCCGCGCTGGCGGTCGATCTCGCCAAAGTCGATGGCGCGCTGCAGGCAGTCGGCAATGTTGGTCACTGTGCACCTCCCTGGGTAATGCCGCAGGCCTGCAGCACGGCGTCGGCGCTGCGGTCGGCATCGATGTCGTCAAGGATGTCGCCGGCCCGGACGGTGGTGCCGTCGGGCAGATCGATGTCGATTGCCGCGAACTCGCCCAGGTCGCTGCGCGCCCGGTCAATGGCAAGCGCGTCCATGTCGATGGGGGCCAGCGCTTCGCCAGCGGGCCGGGAAAGGGGCATGTCGGGGGTTGCGGCGGGGACGATAGCCGCAGGGGTGCCAGTGGCTACGCCTTGGCCCGCTCCTGTAGCGGGCGGGTCGGGCGTCAGGTCGCCGGCTTGTCCTTGATCACCCCGTCCTTGATCAGGTCCTCGCGCAGCTCCGCCAGCTGGCGCATTTCGATCTCGTGCATCTCTGCGACCGAAAGCATGTAGGATTTCGTCGTCGTCTTCGAGGATGCCTCGGGGCTCTCCCCGGTCGGGGGTGTTGTCGATCCTTGCGTAGCCATCTGCGGCTCCCTTCTCTTTCAACAGTTGGTAGGTCTTCGGCGCGCCGTCAATCCCGTCGGCCATCACCTCGGCCGGAATGAAGCGGCCCGTCTTGTCGCCCCGGGTCATCATGCGGTCCATGGCAACCGCTTCCGGCACAACCACTTCGACCAGGTCAACGCGGTAGCCGGCATCTTTCAAGCCCGAGATCAGCCCATCGATGCTGGCCGCGTTGCCACCGACCTTCGGCAGGACGAGGTTGTCGCCGTCGCGGATCAGTCGGCGAAGGGCCTGCTTTGCCAGCTCGCCGCTTTCCGCATGCACGGCATTGGAGCCTTCGCCCTTGCCGTATTCCGGGATCAGCTTCTTGGCCTCGTCCGCGTCCAGGATCGCGGCACCCCGGCTGCGGGCCAGGGGGTTTGCGATCGAGGATTTGCCTGCCGCCGGCGCGCCGATCAGGATGACGGCTTCACGGTCGCGGCGGATGGTTCCGGGGGGAAGGCCGTCTTCGCTCCAGGCGAGTGCACGGCTTACCTGAGTGAGATGGTCAACCGCTGCGGGAAGTCCAGCGATCTCCGTGCCGTCATGCGCGATATAGCGGCGCTGTTGCCAGAATGCATCGGTGCCGTAGCCAGGCAGGTCGGTCGTCGGCGGGATCTGGGCCTGCCGCTCTATCGCTGCGACATAGGCCGGGTCGGCCTGCAGGCGGGCCTCGATGGTCTGGGTCTGGGCTGGCCCGCGCAGCTCTGCCTCGATCTCGGCATGCACCGCCTCGGCGGCGGGCGATGCTGCGCCCTGGTCGAAGTCTTCGCCCTGGCGGTCGGCCACGGCCTCGGGCGGGGCTTCGCTGCTGGCCCGGGTGGCAAAGCCGCGCGCCTGGCCGAAGTCCTCGGGCAGGTCGCCGAAGGTGTCGGGGTCGATCGTGCGCAGAACGTCGCGCGGGGTCGGGGCGTCGAACATGCCGCCCGCCTTGCCTGCGGTGCGCGCCTCGTCGGCGTAGCGGGTCAGGAAGGCCGCGATCTCGTCGGCCGGGGCGGCGCGCTTGCCCTGCCACATCTTGCGGACCAGCGCGGCGGTCAGGGGGCTGATCGCACCCTGCAGAAGGTCGACCTCGTCCACCAGCTCGGCCACGGCTTTGGCGATCGGCATGCCCTGCCTGGCTGCCAGCTCTCGCGCCGCGCCGATCAGGCGCATGGCGTCCAGGACATACCCGCTGATGTCCATCTCGGGCGTCACCAGCCCGGCCTCGATGTCGGCGCGCAGCGCGGCCTGGGCGGGGGCAGCCGTCTCCAGCGCCTCGATCAGCGACTTCAGCTCGGCCGGCGCGCCTTCGGTGTAGCGGGCCAGAATGTCGGCATCCGGCCAGGCGCGGGCGAAAAGGGCCTCCTTCAGCTGGCGCTGGCCCAGGGCGTTCAGGGCACCGCCCGGATCGAACATCGCGTTGCGCGCAGATCTGGGCAGGGTGGCCAGGGCCGCGCGGACAAAGCCGCCGTTGGCGTCCGATGCCAGCGGGGCGGACGGGTCAAGGCGCGACAGAATGGGGGCCTGCAGATTGCGGGCCGTGGCGCGGGCAACCTCGGTCGGGGTCATCTGCGCCACGCCGCTGTCCTGGGCGTCGACAACCATCTGCCGGCGCTGATCGGGCGTCAGTTCGGTGCGGCGGCGGGCGATCAGGACGGGCTGGTCGACGCCTTCGGGGATCTGGTAACCGGCGGCCTCGATGGCACCGCGATAGGCCTGGGCCCGGTCGGGGTGGCGCTCATAGGCGCGGGCGATCGCCATGCTGCGGCCGTTGCCGCTTTCTATCACGTTGTCGGGGCCGACGATGGGCGTGCCCCGGTCGGCGGTGGGCGAGGGCATCAGCTGCGCGGGGTCGAGGCGCGCGGCGGTGGCGGCGACCCATTCGTCGCTGTTGATGCGGCTGCGGTCGCGGGGCTGCAGGTCACCACTGGCGCGGATCAGGGACCGGTAATCGACAACCTCGTAATCCACTTCGATGCGCGTGTCGTCACCGACGGCGACCTGACCCTGCCCGGTGAAGCCGCGCGAGGTCGCCTCGAAAGTCGGCATGTCTGTGCTGGCGTTCGGGTCATAGGCCGCCTGCATCTTGCGGCGCGCCCAGGCACGCAGATCTCCGGCTGTGAAATTGCGGAAAGACTTGCCGTTAAAGCGGATGCCGGCATTTGCCGCGATGGCGTCGGCCGACATGATGCTGCTGATCGGGGTGTCGGGCGTGACCGTCAGCGCCTTGACCGCGCCGCCTGGCCCCATGAAATGGGCAAGGTAAAGCTCGCCGGGGGTGGTGGGCAGGCCACGGTCGCGCAGGTGCGCGTAATTCTCGCGCGTGTACATCGCCGTCATTTCGGCGTTCAGGGTCGGGTCATCGCGCAGGGCAAGGATTTGCCCGGGCGTGCGCCCTTCCATCAGGTCCGGGCGATACTTCTCGATCATGGTCAGCCATGTTTTCGAGATGAACTGCCCCAGCCCGCGCGCGCTGCTGTTGGGGTTCTGGGCGTTGGCCACGCCGCCGCTTTCGACCCCGATGATTGATCGAAGGACGGCAGCCTCGTTATAGGGCAGGTCAGCTTCCGGCAGGTTCAGCGTGGCGGGCTCGTCCAGGATGTCGCCCATGGTGCCCGGTGCCGGGGCAACCTCGGCCCGTGCGCCGCCTTTCAGGCGTTCCTTGACGGTCTGGTCGCCGCGCAGGGCTGCCTCTGCGGCCTCGACCCCGGCCTCGTGGTCCATCCGGTCCACGCCCGGGGGGATCGTTTCGTTGAGGCTGGCACGACGGGCCTCGGCCCGGGCCTGCAGGGCGCGGGCGCCCTTGGCAACGCCGGCTACGGCCCCGGCAAAGCCGCCCCCCAGGGCCGCGCCCAAAGCAATGCGCTGCACCGCGTTCGGATCGGGATTGCTCAGGGCCTCGGCCGCGCGGAACTCGCCGGGCAGACTGATGGCCTCGGCGCTGCCGTTAAGGAACGCCTCGGTCAGGACCATGCGGGCAACGTTGCCGCTGCCTCCGCCCATGAACGTCAGAGCGATGTTTTCCGGCGTGGTCATCGACCGGGCGGCTCCGCCAAGGAACTCGGCCCAGCCGCCATTGGGCTGATCCAGGATTGCCTGGGCGGCGTCGTCCTCGGCCTGCATATCCGCGATGATGCGCTGGCCGAAAGCTTCGGGTGTCAGGGGATAGCGCGCCCAGCGGGCGGCGTCGTCCGGGCTGCGGGCGGCGGCACCGGATGCCGATTTCAGGACCTCGGTCATGAAGGTCTGCCAGGGCATGACACCGCCCTTGCCTCCTCGCGGCCGGCGCTGGTCAAGCGCGGCTTGCTCGGTGGGGCTGAGAAGCCCGTACATCTCTTCGACCAGGGCGCGGCTGTAGTCGCCCCGCGCTTTCTCGAAGGTTTCGTTAAGGGTGCCCTTTTGCCAGGCCGCGCCGGCAACATCCCAGAACCCGCCGTCTTCGGCGGGCCATGCGGGCAGGCCGGTCTCGCCGGGGGTCAGGCCAAGCTCGGCGTCGATCTCAGCTGGCGTCTTTGGCGGCGGGGCGTTCGGGCGGGGAACGGGCGGCGCTGCGGGCGCGGGCGGATCGGCCGTGACGCCGGTCTCTCCCACGACGGACGGTGCGGGGTCAGGCTTTGCCAAGGGGACGTCGATCCCCGGGGTGAAGGGGTCGGTGTAGAGCCCGGCGGGGCCCATGTCGCCCCTGAGACGCGCGCGCTGCTCCTGCTTCAGCTGATCTTCAAGCGTCGTCATGGCTGGGCCCCGCGCACCAGGTCCCTCAGTTTGAAGCGGTAGACGATGTCGCGGCCTTTCTCTTTTACCTTGGTGATCCGACCGCCCTCTTCACGGCCAAGCTCGTAGATCTCGCTCTCGTCGACGCGAAGCAGGATTAGTGTTCCCAGTCGTCCACCGGGGTCGGTGCCCAGGTCGGGCAGTCCGCCGTAGTGGCTGGCTGCCTTGAAGGCCTGCATTGGCAGCGCCGCCGGATCCGTCGGGGCGGCGTCGAACTGGTCCGCCAGGGTTTCCCAGGCGGTCTCGACCGCCGTCACAGGCAGCCCGACGGGCAGCACGGTCAGGCTGCCGTTCACCTCTTGCAGGCCGCCGATCGTGTAGCTGCCGTTGCGGTCGGGCTGCGCGCCCATGACGCGGACCAGCGACTGCTCGAACAGGGCCGCTGCATCGTCTGGCTGGTCAGCCGGATCGATCCCGGTTGCCCCGTCTGCATAGACGGCGGCGGAAGCCGCCATCAGCTCCTCGCGCACGGCGACGGGCGCGTCAAGGAAGACGCCACCCGTGATCTCGTCGAAGATCCGGATCTGGTCGGCACGGGGAAGCTTCAGGACCGTGTCGGTGTCCATCTTCTGCTGGCCGCGCAAAATGGACTGGGCAAGCCCGGTGTCTCCGGTCAGGCCCAGAACCTTGACCGTACGGCGGAAAGTCGGGTCAGCCTCCAGCGCAGAAAGGACCGGGGCAGCGTTGCCGCCGGTGCCCTGCAGGATTGCCACGGCAAGGGCTGCCTTGGCGTCCGCGTCCGCGCCGGGTGCGAGGATGGCCTTCAGCTCGGCCTTCTGATCCTTGGTGAAAATCGCGCTCTGGTCGCTGTAGCCCTTGTCGCGCTGGAAGGCGTCGAAGCTCAGGCTTTCCTGCAGCGCGGCGACGAAGGGTTCGGGGTTGGCGGGATCGAACGCCGGGATCTCGGGGACGGGCAGGCCGGACGCGGCCAGCGCGGCCTTCGGGTCGGTTGCCAGGGCCGTGGCCTTCTTGTCGCGCATCTCGATCAGGACGGGCAGGCGCTCGTTTTCCCAGGGCTCGACGATCTCGCGGGCCCTCTCGGCCGTGATGAGCTGGTCCAGCTGGGCCGGGGTCATCAGGTCAAGGTTCGGGATCTCCTGCCCCAGCTTCACGCGCGCCAGGGCGCGGGGGTATTTGGGGTTGGCCTTCACCTCGTCGGGGGCGTTGAGGACAAAGTCGACATCGGGCACCTTGCGGCCGGCGACGGTCAGCTCGCCGATGGTGTCCAGGCGCTTGCCGATGTCATCGGTGCGCTTCTTGGTCTCGGCCTCGGCGGCCGTTGCCGCCGCTGCCGCGCGACGGTCGACCTCGGCCTGGGCGGTGGCGCGGCGCTGCGCGACGGCCTCGGCCCCAAGGGCGTTGTAGGTGCCGGCGTCGATTGCCGCGATGGTGGCGGCGGGATCCTGGTCCATGGCGGCAATCAGGCGGGCGTTCATCACCTCGGCCTCATAGGCCTGCTGTTCGGCAACAATCTGCGCAGGCATCTTGCCCGTCTGCTTGCCCAGCTGGTCGATGGCGGCCTTGCCATAGTCCAGATAGGCCGCAAGGCTGTCAGGGTCGGCTCCGGCTGCGGTGGTGACGATGTCGGTGCGCGCTTCCAGCCATGCGGCCTCGGCCTGGCTTTGGGTCAGCTTGACGGTGCGCTCGCCCAGGGCGAGGGCGTGGCGCTGGCTGAGGTTCTGAAAACTCAGGCCAAGGGCGTCGGCCTCGTCGGGCGTGAAAAGCGGGTTTCCGTTTGCGTCCTTCTGGTTGACATACTTGTCGCGGATCGCCGCCTCGACCTGCGGCCATTGCTGGTCAATCTCGGCCGGGTCGGTCATCTGCTCAAAGCGCAGGCGCTCCTGCCCCAGCTCCTTGGTCATGTCGAGCTGGGTCTTCTGGGTCACGACGGCGCGCTGCTGATCCTTGATCTGCCCCATCTTCTGCGCGACGGCCGCCCCGGCCTGGGCGACAAAGCCGCCGATGTCGGGCCGCTCGATGCGGATGTCGGCGGACCGGCCGCCGACGATGCCTGCTTCCGGGACCGTGATCATGCCAGCTGCCTTTCGCGGAAGAGGCCGGGCCAGACATCAGGACCCATGGTCACAAAGTCGCTGGCCGCACCGACAACTCCCTTGATCAGGCCGGCCGTCGCGCTGGACCGTGCGATCTGGCCCTGCGTCGTCAGCTCGGCCACGCGGGCCTGACCGCCCGACCGGATGGCCTGGCTTTCAAAGCTCAGCTCTTGTGCTGCGGTCTGGCCCAGGTAGATGGCGGTGGGGCTGGACAGGTCGATCCCACGGGCGGCGATCTCGCCCCGCTGCGTGGCAATGGCGCTTTCCATCTTGCCCCGCGCGCGCTGGTCCTGCACGGCGGTCAGCTTTGCCTCGGTTTCGGCCTGCTGCATCAGGGCAGCCTCTTGCGCCTTGCCGGTCTGGTAGGCCGAGATCCCGGAGTAAAGCGTGCCGCCGATCGAGGCGACGGTGGCAAGCGTCTGCAGGGCACCGACGGCGGTGGCACCGGCTCCACCTGCGCCTGCCAGTCCGGCCAAAGCTCCCAATCCAAAGACACACATCAGCGTCCTGCCTCCTGCACAATGGGGATAAGGGCCGTCACGGTCATGGGCGCGCCTCCGAACGGGAAGAACCGGATGGCCAGCTCGGATGCGTGCCCGCTGGGTTCTGGCACCTGGTGCACGCCGGACCAGGCAGCCTGGCCCAGCGTGGCGGCCACGGGCTGCGGCACGATCCGGCGCTTGTCGCCCACCCGCTCGGCCTGGGCAAAGTCGCGCTCGACCACCTGGATCAGGCCCTGGGCCGTGTTGTGCAGCCCGATGCCGAACTGGGCATGCAGGCGCTTCCTGCGGCCCATTGTGTTGCCGTCGGCGGCGGCGGCCTGCACGTCCAGCGTTTCGGCGAAATGCGTGTCATCGAAGAGGCCGATAAAGGCATGCGCGGCCGCGCTCGGCAGGGCGATGATGCCATCCGGGGGCACGCTGATCGGGCCGAACTGGCCGACTTCGGTCCAGGCATAGACCTGCTGCCCGATCAGGTGCGGCACGGTGAAACTGGCCGTCGGGACCGGGGGCGTGACATCCAGCGCAGCGAAGAAATGGCAGGCCTCGCTGATGGGTTGCGTTCCGCTCAGAAGCCCGAAGATCGGGGTCATCGTCTCGACGAAACGGACCGTCGCGCCGTTCACCGTGCGCCGCACGATCATCATCACATCATCGGCTGTTCCGTCCGCGTTGGGCGTCACGGCCAGGCTTTCGCAATGGCCACCGGCCAGCGGCACCGTGGCCCAGCCCAGAACCTCTTCGGCGGCGTCAAAGATCATCACGGCCAGGTCGCCGCTGGCACGCCGGATCCAGGCCATGGGCTCGGGCGAGGATTGCCAGACAACCTGCTCGAAGAGGTCATTGCCCAGGTGCTGACTGGCGCGGCTCAGGATCACCGGGCGGTTGGCATCGGCCTCGAAACTGTAGTTCATCATGATCAGCCGGCGGCGGTCGCGGCTGATGAACATCGGGTTTCCGCCGGGGGCGATCGGCCGGGAGGTGTGGGACCCGAAGGCGGAGTTGGAGTTGAAGACGGTGGTGGTCGGCCCGATCACCTGGCCGCGATTGTCCGACCGGGTGCTGTATTCCTCGCCAAGGGCCAGGATGTGCAGGCCGGTGGCCCCGCGCCGCAGGTGCAGGATCCGGTTGACGGTGTTGTCGCCGGCGATGGAATAGGCAAAGCTGCTGTCGGCCTCGGCCCCGGGGGCGAAGTCGCTGAAATCACCGGCGGTCGAAAACCAGATCGTGCGGGGTTCGGTGGGGGTCGCGGCGGCACAAAGCCGCTGGTCGAAGATCTCGATCGAGGACGGGTAGCCATAGCGGGCGGACCAGGCCCCCTCGGACCAGCGATAGGTCGGGTCGGTCACAACGGCCAGCGGCAAGGTCTGCACGACGGTGGCGGTCACGACGGTGGGCGAGGTGTAGCCGGTGATGCGGACGATGCCGATGTCGGTGCTGACAAACCGCCACCGGGTGAAGTTGTCGGTGATTGCGACGCCCTCCTCATGGATGGGCGGATTGTTCCCGGTGACGCCCGAGGCGATGACGTTCTCATAGGTGCGTCCGCCAACCCGCCGCAGGTCACCGACCGCGACGGTTTCGTTGGACCGCCAGACACCGACGGCGGTGTTGTTCAGGGGCTTCAGCTCCATCAGACTGCCGACGTGGTTGGGCGCAAAGGTCGCAACCGAGGCGGTCAGAGTGATCGTGCCGGTCGTGGCGCTGGCCTGTATGGTCTTGCTCTTGTCCAGGTTCTGCACCCGGAAGGGGCCCGTGGGGGGGTCAAGGGCCGTGATGGTCCAGTTGTCCAGCGCAAAGCGCGAAAGCACCTGGATGGGCCGCAAGCCGTCGGCCAGGTAGATCACGTCGGCCGACTGCACCCACTGCAGGCGGGACAGCGAGGCCAGCGGATAGGGCGTGGTCAGCTCATAGGGTGACCCGCCGCTTTGCACCAGCTGGCCATAGCGCCAGACGCGCATTCTCAGGTTGGTGAACTCGAGCACCACGGCGTCATTGACGGCGAAGGTAAAGGGCAGAAGCACCCCCTCGGCATTGCCCGGCGTCGCCCCCCGGTGCAGGGTGCCCGGCGCACGGGTGAAACCGCCCTGGGCCAGGGGCAGAAAGCCCTTGCAGACGGCCAGGCCGGTCTGGAACCGCTGGTAGTCAAACCGGCGGTGCAAGAGGGGGTCGATCTCGCCTGACCCGAAGCTCACCTGTGGCGGGCTGGTGCGGGTCACAGGGTCGCCTCCAATGCCCAGTCATCCTCGTTGCCATAGGTCAGCCCTGTGCCTTGCACCTCGGACCAGGACGCGCGGCTGGCCTGCACGCCGTCCTCGCGCATGGCCTGCTTCAGGGTGGTGGCGGCGGCCTCCTCGATCCCTTGCGGATCAAAGCCGGATCCGGCCCAGCGACCGCCCAGACGCAGGGCGATGTGCAGGGACAGGGCCGTGCGGAAGGTGGCCGGCAGCGCCTCTTCGCGCGTCACGCGGGCGGTGTAACGCAGGGTCACGGCACTTGGGGCATCGTGGCGCAAGGTCTGCCCGTCGATCCGCCAGCGCGCGCCCTGCGGCCAGATCTGGCGCGGGCGGACCAGGTCGGCCGGCAACATGGCCGTGCCGGTCAGAAGATCGTCGGATGCCACGCCCAGGGGCAGGGCCGACGGTGGCAGGACGGCAAGGGTCGAGGCGAAGGACCAGTCGCAGGACGCCAGAAGGTCACTGATCGACTGGTTGAAGGCGTCGGTCAGCGCGGGCAACAGGTCCGAGGCCGGATCATGCCGCGCGATTGGCGACAGGCGCATGAAACGCAGCGCCTGGCCGATGATGCCGGACGCGGCCAGGCTGACCGGCGGGGCCCAGTCATAGGGCGGCTCGGCCGGGATGATCGGCCCGCCGGAGTTTTGCCAGATGGAAAGCCAGAGTGTCAGCATCAGGGGGCCGTGTAGCCTTGAGCGTTGACACGCACGGTCCCGGCCAACGAAAGGTTGACGTTCAGGGCGGTGTTGACTGTGGTCACCAGCTCGGTCGGGAAGGGGACAGACACAACGACGTTCGGCGGCAGAGGCAGTCGCCAGCGCTCGGCCGCGCCGTCAAGGATGATCAGGTCGACCGCCGATGCTCCGGTGTTGATCGCCTGCAGGGCGGTGATGTGGCGCTTGTTCCCGGCAAGGGCAGCCTGCAGCGCCTGCGCAGTCGTGGTCGTCAGCGCAAGGGAGACATTCCATGCCGCTTCCGGGATAGCATAAGGCTTGGTCACCTGCGCCCCGACCAGCGTTGTCAGAAAGTCTGCGACATCCCCGGACGCAACGGCTGCATAGTTGGCGGTTTGCGCCCGGCCAGCGATGCGGACAGGGTTGTTGACGATTGCCGCGTCATGCGCGGCAGCCCCAACGGCGGCCACAGTGCCGGAAACCGGCTGCGTGCCACTGACCTGCGCGCCGGGGATGGGTTCGGTCGCATAGGTGCCAGGAACGAAGGTCCAAACCTGCGTGCCAGAAGTCCAGGCCGTGGCGCGAACCCTGAACCACTTCAGAGCGTTGACCGACAACTCCCAAGCATAAACCGGGGCCGCTGCCAGAACGCCCGTCGTCGTCTCGATGGTGTTGGCATTCGACCGGATCGCCTGCACTGTGAACCAGTTGCCGTCGATGCCGTTCGTGCTGTTCAGCGAACCTTCGAAGATGCAGTTGACGCCCGCGAAGGTTCCGGCGCAATGGATCATCAGGTTGGACAGGCGTTCAACGTTTGTCGGGATCGTGCTGGTGGCCGAGGTGACGTTGCCGGTAATGGCCGCATAGCTGGCGGGCTTGGCCGCAACCTTCAGCCGCCCTTCCTCGTCCAGGTTGAGCGTGTTCAGGTCGCCATCGGCAACCAGCGTCGTGTCGCTGTCACGGCGCTTGCCCAGGATCAACAGGCCGGGCGATCCATCCACGAAGGGCGCGTTGTGATTGTAGACTGTATCGGCCAATACCGCCAAGGAAGCCTCGGTCGCGGCACCGTCTGGCAGCGGCAAGTCGGCCACCGCTACCAGAACGGCCGCCGCGCGAAGCTCTTCATCCGTCAGGCCCAGGGTGACCGGCAGCGGCGCGCCCGAGTTGACATCGACATAAGCCCCATCGACGCCAAAGCCGATCTTGGTCCGGGGGTAATGGATGCCGACGATCTCGTCGGTGGCGAAGGTCTCGTTCGTCGCCGGGGCAGTGATGTTGTCAGCCATGCCGTGCCCCTACCAGGTGGCCGACTGCGACCAGTCGCCGCTGTCGGTCAGGTCGTTGTCGTATCGCGCCCCGCTGGCGCTGCGGCTGTCCTGCTTCCTGGCCTGGGCCAGCTCGGTCTCGAACCGGCGCTCCAGTTCGCGCAGCTTGGTGGCGGTGCCCAGCCAGCGGGGGCCCAGAAGCGTGGCCAGGCGCAAGGCCACGGCGGTCTGGAACGCGGCGGGAAGGATGGCCTCGTTCGTGGTCAGCCCGGTGTAGCGGATGCGAAGGGGCCCGGGCGCGTCGGACCGCAACCCGTCACGGTCGCGCCGCCACAGGGTGCCGGGCTCACCGACCTCCAGAAGGCGCACCAGGTCGCCGGGGACCTGGTAGAAATAGGGCAGCTCGGGATCTTCGGCCACGGTGGCGGGCAGCACTGCCTCTGGCAGGTTGGCGATGGCGCTGGCAAAGGACCAGTCGGCCCGGGACAGGCACTCGCGCAGGGCGTTGGGGTACTGTTCGGCGGCGGAACGGGCCTGTTCGGTGTCGTCGGCAAAACTGCTGATCGGCGACAGTTCCATGAAGCGCCAGGCCTGGGCAACGATGGTCGATGTGGCGACGGGGCTGGGCATCGGTTCACCGGGTTCGGGAAAGGCCGGGGCCTGGTGTCAGGCCCCGGCCGGGGGGTTCGCGGCCAGGCAGGGCCTAGCGGTAGGCGTAGTGGATGGCGAAACGGCTGGTGCCGGCACCGGTCGCGGTGGCGATGGCGTGGTAGAACAGGCCGATCTCGCCGCCCGGGTCGGCCGCAAGGCCCAGGGCCTGCCACAGGGGCTGGGCGTGGCGCGCGTCACCCTGCACGATGGGCTGCTGGATGGCAGCGGCGGACCGCAACACGCTCAACAGCGCGGCGGGGTCGCTGAAGGTGCCGATGCGGATGTCGGCGAAGCCCCAGGTGCTGACCGCAAAGAAGGTGGCCGGCAACAGGATGCAATCCGACGGCAGGTTGATCAGGTGGTAGCGCGACCCGGCCAGTTCGCCGACGCCATTGGCGACGACGCCCTGGGCGACGATGGGGTTGCCACGGGCAAGCTCAGGCCGGACTTCAGGGCCAAGCGGGTCAGCGACGGGCTTGAAAAGGCTGGATCTGACGTTGACGACAGTGGTCATGGGGGTGGTCCTTTTTCAGGAATGGGAAAGGCAGGAATGGGAAGGGCAGGCGGGGGCTGGCCCCGCCTGTCAGCTCAGGTCCGGCCTTACGGCTCGTTGCACTCGATGATGACGACGCCCCGGTCCTGCGCGCGGGCAACGTCCAGGCGGGCCCAGACGCGGGCGTAGGGCAGGTTCTTGGCGCTGGTGTCGTTCCAGAGGTCGCCCTGGATGCCTTCCCACACGCCGGCCACCACGTTGTTCTTCGACCAAACCGGGCAAAGCCGGGTGGTGCCGACGCGGGGCAGGCGGTTGGTGTAGATCCAGTTCACGCCCAGCAGCATCGTCGGCTTGCCGTCGATCAGCTGCTGGATCTGGAAGGCGTTCAGCGGGGTGGCGCTGGCCTCGGCGATGGCCAGAAGGTTGTCCTTCTGCCGGGACCCGATGGCGCAGTACAGGACGTCGCCGTCATCCTCGAGGCCGAACTCCGCCTCGTTCAGCAACAGCTGGGCCGCACGCAGCTTGGCCACGGTCATGCCGGTGCCGGCCACGGGGATCGTCTGGCTGCCCGGCAGGGCGACGGGCGCACCCGGCGTCTTGCCTTCGCGGCTGAAGCCCATGATCCCGCCGTCGGTCACGACGAAGGCGTTGCCCTGGCGGCGGACGCCCAGGATGCGGTCGCCCCAGCCGCGCGTGACGGCCATGGTGTGGCCGGCCACGAATTTCGAGGTCGGGTCGACGGCCATGTCGAGCTTGTCTTCGACGTCGATGTACTGGCCGCTCTCGATGCAGTCCGGGCGGACCAGCCAGCGGGCGGAACCGGTGATCGGGTTCTCCACGTTGCGGCGGCTGCGGCCTTCGCCGTAGACGTATTCGACCTGGTTCAAGAGGTCGGCCACGCGGACCGCCTCGCCCTTCACCATCATCTCGGTGACGGCACCCATGAACGGGTTTCTCTTCTGCTGCGCGACCATGATCACATTGTCGCGGTAGGTAAGCTTGTGGTGCTGTTCGACGGCGGACATCTGGGTCCCCTCCTTTGCGAAAAATCACGGGTGGTCTTGTGAGTTTTCGGAGGGGTTGCCCGTTACCGGACCCGTCCTCAGGGAAGCACGTTGGCCGTCATGCCGCTCCCCTGTGGGAGGCCGTTCTTTCCGGCTGTCATCTGGACCCGAGGCAAGGCGGGTTATCCGTCAGGGGCCAGAAAAGACACACTTCGCCTTGTGGGTCAAGAGGGGCCTGATACAGGATATGCCCGCCCCTTGGGAAAGGGCGGGCATATTTTTCGCTTGACAGCGGGTGCGGACGGTGCGTCAGCCCCCCGCCGCGATGCGGGTCAGGCGGTCGATGGTGGGCTGCACACGGGCGATCTCGTTGCGGTTGCCGCTCTTCACGGCCTTGAAGTACTCTCCGTCGGGGGATCGCAAACGCGCGAGTTCGGCCCGCGCCTCGGCCGGGGTGGTGGTCAATCCGCCGCCCTTGCCCAGGCCGACGGCGGTGTCGTCGCCCAGCATCTCGCCGATCACCCTGAAGGCGCGGATCGCGTTGGCATCGCCGATCTTGTCGGTCAGCACGTCCGACAGGTTGGCAATCGCTTCGGTGGTCAGGCCAGCCTTCTCACCGATGAACTGCGCCCCAAGGCGCGCCTGGTGCAGGACCTTGGGCGTCTGGTCGCCATAGTCCTTCTCCAGCTCACTCATGAGCTGGCGCTTCGCCGTCTCACCCAGGGCGGCGGCGTCGCCCCAGGTCTGCATCGCGCTGGCCGCCTGCAGGTTGATCATCTCCTGCAGGGCTTCCTTGGGCACGCCGTACTTCACCGCGATGGCCTTGGCGGCGGCTTCGGCCTTGTCGTCCCAGGGCGCTTCCTTGGGCCAGTTTTCCGGACGGGCGACCTCATACCCCGCCTCGTCCTTGGGCAGGCCCAGGGCGTCACGGTTCTTTGCCACCCAGTCCGTATAGGCCTCGCCCTTGGCCGGCTTGTCGATGATGCTGTCCAGCCCCTTGCCGATGCGCTTTTCGGCATTGGCAGCGATGTCCACCAGCTTCGGCATGGCTTCAAGCGGATCATCGACGGTCAGGCCCTTGGCGGTCAGGTACTGCCGGGCCGGGTCGGCGAAGCGGTCGCCCTCCCACCATTTCGCGGTCGTGGTTTGCGTCGTGGTCTGGCCGGTCGTGTCGCCACCGGTCTGCGTCGTGGTGTCGCCGCCGGTCGTGGTCGTGGTGGTGTCACCGCCGCCCCCCGCGCCGTCGCCCTCGGGGGCAAAGGCGCGGCGGTCGCGGGCGAAGTCAGTCATCGAGGTCGGGTCCATAGTCAGGCTCCTTGGCAAGGGTGTTGAGTTCGGTGGGGGTGAGGTTCATCAGCGCCAGCAACTGCAGCGCCAGATCTCGGCGGCCGGCCTGGTAGGCCAGCATCTGGGTTTCGGGCAGGTCCGGCGTCGGCCAGCCGTCCTGCAGGCGGGCAGGCTGGCCGGCCAGGACACCGCCCAGCCGGATGAGGTCCTCGGCAAGGCGGCTGTCATCGCGCGCCGCCTTGCCCCAGCGCCGGGCCAGCCGCAGCCCCTCGCGCCGCGCCTCGAAGGGCAGGAAGGCCTGGATGAGGGACAGGGGATGCCAGATCCTCAACGGCAATCCTCCGCGTGAATGCGGCGGCTGATCAGGTGCCCCTCGTGCCAGTACTCGACCAGGTAGAACGGGCTGTCCATGTGCCGGCAGTAGACGACTTCCTCGATCGTGGCGGGGATCCCGTCGCCGATCGTGACGCGGTCCCCTGGGCTGCGGGCAGGGCGACCGACCATCATGCCGGCACCCCCTGCCCTTGCGCGGCCATAGCCGCCTGCGCCCCGGCCAGGTCCTTGACCATGCCGGTCCCGGCCTGCATCGCGCCGATGGTCTGGGCCTGTTGCTGCTGTTCCTGCCGGGCCTGTGTCCGGGCGTCGGCCTCTTCGCGGGACCGGATCAGCCGGGCGGGTGCACCGCGCGCCTCGATCAGGATCTCCAGCGCCCCGTCGGGGTCGAGACGGTCGCCCAGGCGCTGCGCGGCCTCGGGGCTGATCTGGGCCAGCGGCGTGATGTCCTGCAGGATCCGCAGGACCGCGTTGCCCTCGACCGATCGCTGGGCGGCGGCGGCGGCGGATTTGTAGATCACCTGCAGCTCCTTGCCCGCCAGGCCCTTCGGCGGCGGCGGGATCTGGCCCGCCTTCCACAACATGGCGAAACGCCGGGCCACCTTCGGGGCCAGGTATTCCTCCTGCACACGGCCCTGATGCGGGGCCCAGAGGCGCTGGCGCTCCTCGGTGATCGCCATGACCTCGGTCGCGGTCATGCCGGTGCGCCCGGCCAGGTTCATCAGGCTGTAGTGGAAGGCGTCGCGGATCTCCTGCATCACCTCTTGCCGCTCCTGCAGGGTCAGCTGCAGGCGCCCGGCGACGTCCAGGGGCTGCAGCATCTGCTTGCCCTGCAGGTTCATCGCGCCATAGACCACTTCGCCCGGCCGGATCTTGCCGTTCAGGGGCCAGTCGCCCCGATCGGGCGCAAGGATGGTGGGGTCGGCGGCGCGCTGCGCGGCCCGGATGGTGGCATCGGTCATCCGGTGGTGCAGGCGGGCCGATGCCAGGGCCGCAAAGGCCGGGCCGGTGCCGTAGGTGTGGCCGGTGTCCACGTCCCAGCGGGGGGCGTAGAAGGGCATCTCGTCATAGCCCTTGACCCTGATCAGGGTGTTGTCGATCTCGGTCGAATAGCGCGAATACCAGCGCTTGCCGTCCGGCCCGAGGCGACCTTTGCGCCAGCTCTCGTTGCGCCCGACGCGGTGGTAGAAGGCATGGCGGGTCTGGTCGCCCTTCTCGGCCATCTCCTTCAGCTTCGGGGGCAGGTTGTCGTCGGCCCCCCGGAACATGCCCAGGGCCTGCGCGGGACGCAGCATGAAGCGGCGCACGACCTCGACGACCATGCCATAGGCGTCGATCTCCATCACGATCTCCGACAGGCTGACCGTGATGTCCAGGATCTTCCGCTCGTTCACGACGATCTCGTCGTACTGGGCCGCGTTGCCGAAGGCGGCAAGGTCGCCGTAGATCTGCTGGGCCGCCGTGTAGAACGTCGACACCGACGGCTGAAAGCTGGCCAGGACGCGGGCGCTGGCGGTGTCCAGCCACAGGCGATGCTCGTGGTTTTTCAGGTCATCGGGATCGTTGGTCGACAGCCCGCACCACTGGTTTGCCGGGTTGGTCAGCGTGCCATAAAGCCCGGCGGCAAAGTTGCTGTGCGCATGGATCGGGGCACTGGACAGGGGCTTTTCCAGCTGGCGGCCGGCGGGGTCGGTCAGCCCGAAACCGCCGCGTTGCGGGCGGATCAGGCGGGCGATGTCCTCCCACATCTGCTCGTGCTGCGACCGGTCGGTCTTCAGCTCGGCCCAGCGGGCCATATCGGCCTCGGCGCGGCTCTTGCCGTCCTCAAAGGCGGCGGGGTTCAGGGCGTTCATGCTGCGGCTCCCCCCATGGTCGGGGTGGCGGGGATGCCGCTGGGGCCGGTCAGCACATTGGCGGCCGCGCCCCGGCGGCGGCGGCGCAGCATCGCCTCCTGGTCAGCCTGGGCCAGCGCCTCGACGTTGTCGGGGGCCGCAATCATCGGCTGCGTGGGCATCTTGGGGGCTTTCATCTTGCACATGTCACGTCTCCGTCGTGGGGGTGGGGTGATCAGGCGCGGCGGTTGGGGGCACGGTGGCGGGCCGAACCCAGGCGAACTGGCGGAAGGTCTGCGTGCCATCCCGGGCAAAGCCGGGAAGGTCGGTCTCATGCCGAAACCCCATCGCGGCCAGCAGGCGGGACGCGGTGGGGTGGCCGGCCCAGCACCGGGCCTCGATCCGGTTGATGCCGGTCTCGGCCATAAAGGCGGGCAGGCGCTGGCGGATGGCCACGGCAAGGCGCGCCAGGGCCATGCGGTGGCGCAAGTGGTCGGCAGCCAGAAGCGCCCCTTCGGCGACGCCGGCCTGGCCGGTGTTGCCCAGGGCAAAGACGGCAAAGGGCTTGCCGGATGGTCCCGTGGTCGCGACCAGCGACACGGGGCCTTGCGCCTGGGCCGCCCGCCATTCGGCAAACAGCCCAAGCGCTGTGGTGGGTGCACCCCTCACAAGCTCGGCCTCGATGTGGTCATGCACATCCAGCCGGCTGAAGACGGCCATGGCGGCAAGGTCCTCGAAGGGGTGCACGCGGATCATCGGTTCAGCCCGCTGCCGCTGCGATGGTGCGGCGCGCCGCGTTGGCCCAGTTGGTCAGGGCGTTTTCCACCGTGTCGGACAAGGGCGACGTGATGTCCTCGCAGGCGACCGTCACGCCTTCCTCGGCTTCCGTGATCTCCATCCGGTAAAGCTGGGTCAGCTCATCGATCAGACCCAGGCGGTGGCCAGTGGTGTTCAGCATGTCGATCTGGCGGGCGCAGTAGGTCAGCGCCTGCAGCTTCTGCTCGGGCAGCGGGTTGGCATCGGCGAACGTCTCAAGCGCCGTTTTCTCGCCTGCCTCTGCCGCCGCTGCAGCGTCCGCCTCGGCCCGCGCCTTTTCGGCCGCCTCGGACGCCGCCGCAGCCTCTGCCGCTTCGGCTTGGGCCAGCGCCTCTGCCTTTTCGGCCACCTGGGCGGCGGCATCGGCCTCGTTGGCCTCGCTGTCCGCCTTGGCCTGGGCTTCAGCTGCAGCTGCTGCCAGATCCTCGGCGCTGGCCGGGGTCTCACCGCTGGGCGGGTTGCCGTCCGGGTCCTTTGCTGCCGGTGTGGATGCGTCCGCACCCGGCTGATCGGGTGCCCCGGGCTGGCCGGTAAGGGGCAGCGCGGGATTTTCGGTGGTGGCCTCGGGGGCCGGGCTCTTTGCCTTGGTCATGTCAGTCCTCTCTGCCCCTCTCAGGGGCGGTTGGGGGGGGTGGTCAGATCTTGCTCAGTGCGTCCAGCTCGCGGTGCAGGATGGTCAGCTGGTCGCGCAGCTCGAACGCCCGGTGATAGGCTTCGCCCAACTGGCCGTCGGACGAAAAGCGCAGGCCCTCCCGCACCTCGGCAGTGTTTTCGCTTGGTAGTCTGAGCCCGATCAGACGTTGGTGCAGATCGACCACGCGGCCGATTGCCATCATGGCCATTTCCTGAGCTTGCACCTGCATGGTGGCGATTTCCTGCAGGATGGTAGGCTCAGGGGCGGCGACGGGGCCTTCGAAGGGCGCGAGCCTGGTGGCGTCGACGGGCATGCCAATGCCAACTTTGGCGCTCAAGGGGTGCATGGGTTCAATCTCCATAGGGGTTCATCGGGTCATACCGGGCGGACAGCCCCCCGGCGGGCTCCATGGGGCGACCGTGATCGCCCTCTCTCCCCGAGGCCTCGCGGGCCCCGTGGGGGAAACTGATCGGGCTCAGCCCGTTGGCCTTGTGCTGGCTCAAAAGCAGGTATTCCAGGGCGTCCATGACGTTGGCCTCGGTCATCCGCTTGTCGGGCACCTTGCGCTTGTCGCCACTCGCATCGACCTCATCGGTCCAGACATAGCGGGCCTCAAACCCCCGGATCAGGAACTTGGCACTCGGGTCGATGATCAGGCCCGGCTTGCCGCCCTGGACGAACTCCAGCGGGGCCCGCACGGCCTCCAGGCGCGGCTGCAGGCGGTTGGTGCCCAGGCGCTGCGGCCGCACGCGGAACCCCGCGGCCTGCCCCACGATCTTGTTCCAGGTCGCGTTTTCGTCCGCCGCCTGGCTGGCCCCGTGTTCGCCCGCCATGTCGCCCCAGCCGTCGCCTTTGCGCAGGTGCGAAAACCGCGCGGCGATCAGCTCGTCCAGGCGGCGGCCGAACTCGGCGGCCATCAGCCGCTCCTTGTCGAAGTGCAGCTCGGCCAGGATGGTCCAGTGGAAGGGGGCCGCGAACTGGCCGATCACCGCCGCGCCCTTGAAGCCCTGGTCAAGGCCGAACAGCAGGGGCAGCGACGGGTCCGGCTGGATCGTCGTCTCGGCCACGTGGATCCGGCGGTTGAACTCGCGGGCAAAGACCGGCTCGCCGGCGCGCAGATAGGTGGTCCGGTTGTAGACCATGCGGCTGGTGACGTCGGACTTGCCTGCCAGCTTGTTCAGCGCGATCTGCAGCTCGTAGTAGCCCGGGGCCAGGTTGGCCATGTTCTCCAGCCCGGGCTCGCCATAGCCCGGCTGCCGGTGGAAACTGATGCGGATCTCGCGCGCGCCTTCGGGCTGGCTTGCCGTCAGCTGCTTGGCGATCTCCGCGCGGCCCTTTTCGTCGTGAAAGACCTTGAAGGTCCAGTTGTCCTCGTCCGGGGCGTTGAAGTCGCAGTCGATCTGTCCGTAGCTCCGCACGTCGTCGGCATAGCCCTCGAAATGCTTGCGCCCCGGGTAGCGGTTGATCCGCCCGACGCCGAAGGTCAGGCTGTCCAGCGGGTTGGTGTCGGCCTCGCTGATGTCGAGGTCGGTGCATTCCAGGCCGCGCATCGAGGCCGCCACGTCGTCGCCGAAGGCCATGAACTCGGCCACCCAGTCGATCTCGCCATGCTCGTCGGCAAAGCGGATGTGGTGGCGCACCGGATCGCCCCGGCCGCCGGACCAGGTGCCCAGCGACTTCGGGTAGGTCTCCAGGTAGGACGGGATCACCGTGGCCCATAGCTGGCGGTAGGTCTCGCGGGTGAAGAGAACCTTGTAATACCGGACCCCGTCGATCACCGACCGGGGCATCATCACGGCCCGGCGCAACTTGCGGCGCATCTTCGTGGTGGTCTTGCCGCTGCCGACCGGCCCCTGGATCGCCACGACGGACGCATCGTCCCAGTAATAGGCCTCGGCGACCGGGCCCGGAAAAACGAAGGTGGCCAGATCTGGCATCTTGCCATCGGCAAAGTTTCCGTCCAGGCTATCGATCGCCTCGCTTGCCGACAGTCCTGCCAGCATCTCCGCGCGTGCATCGACACCATCGGCGTTCCGGGTCGCGGTCATGTCCGCACCCCCATGGTCAGGCCACCCCGGCACCCTCTGCCGGGGAAGGGCAGGGCCGCACCCCCCACCCCATTTGCGCCGAACCCCAGTCGCGCCCCAGACAAGCCGGTCGGGCCGGAATGACCGCATGGGGTCACAGAAGGGGGGAGAGAGACTGGCGCGCGGACGCCCCCCCGGGGGTCGCGGCGGGCGGGCGAGGCCGCCAGGGCGCGAAGGGGGGTGGGGGTCGGGGCGGCCACCAGGACGCGCCCGATCGGCCCGGCCTGGTCGCGGGACCGCTGATTTTTGATCAGCCGGGCGAGGGTGGAAAGGGTCAAGGATTTCAACGGCTTGTCCCTTCCGTCCGACTGGCGCTGTCCGACTGGACCGGCGCGGCTTCGCTAACCCCTTGATTTCGTTGGACCTGTGCAGGCATCGGCGGCGGGCCGATCCGGGACGGTTGCGGGGTGATGTCGCGCGCCTGGTCGCCTGCCCTGACCGCTGCCTGACCCTGCGGTGCCGCGACGAAGACCTGCACCGGCGGCGCGGCCACCACGTCCGGCGTGACCTTGCCCAGGCCGTAGCCCACCAGCGCCTCGGCCGCGCGCAGCTGGGCGGTGAAGACGAACTGGAACGCCGCCAGGCGCTGGCCCATCGACGGCTTGACCGGCGCGCCCTTGTAGCCCGTGGCCCCGGCCTCGGCCCAGGCCAGCACCTGCTCGGTCCGCGCCAGGGCGGTCAGGAAGGCATCCTCGGTCGAGGCCATGCCCGCCATCTCGATCAGCACGTCCTCGGGCATCCGGTAGCCCTTGGCCGCGCACCAGTCGCGCAGCTGGCTGGTGGCCTTGCCCCTGCCGCGCGCCGGGCGGCCAGATCCCGGTGCAGGCTCGTCCGGCATGAAGGTCAGCTGCTCGCCCGCCGCCCGCGCATCCTCGATCCGCTGGGCGGCCTGCCGGGCCAGATCGTCAAACTGGGTGCCCTTCGGCATGGTCAAAACCCCCTCAAATCGAAGGATTTCAAGGGCTTGACCCTGCCAGCAACGGCACCAGCAACGCCTGACGACAGGACCGTTGCTGGTCCAGCCAGCGAAACCCCCTGCTTTTCTTCTTTCTTTTCAGGAAGATAGAGGAAGAGAAGAGAAAGGGAGCAACGCAGCAACGCAGCAACGGTCGCGCATGTGATCGCGCAGGCGCGCACACACGAGTGGTGCGCGCGCCTGTACGTGTGCGCGCGAGAGGCGTTGCTCCGTTGCTGTTCGGCTAAGCGACTGATTGGGAAGGGAAAAACCAGCAACGGCGGCAGCAACGGTCGAAGGTCGTAACCGTTGCTGCGTTGCTGGTCATTTGCGACATTCCGGGCGTCGGAAACTGGATAGACAGGCCATCTGGCCCCGAACCCTTGGCCGCAGGAAGCCCCGCGCAGCGCAATGATGGCACCAAACAGGGTCCGGGAAAAGGGTCGCGAAAACCCGTGGCCGATCAGGCCGTTATCCGTGTCAAGCGTTTTCATGCGAAGTCTTCGGCCTCGATCGGGGGCAGCGTGGCGGGGTCAGGGACGCGGTCGCGGTCCATCGGGAACGACAAGAGGCCAGGCATCGACTTGAACGGGATGTACCAGCCGCGCGTCGGCACTCCGGCAAGCCTGGTGTTGGTGTCAGACGCCCGTGCACCGCTCACTCGGGCGGCGGATTGCTTCCAGACGGTCTTGGCCCATTCGGACTTCTGGAAGAGGTCCAGGAGGCCCTGGATCGGCGCGTTGGCGACGAAGAGCTCGGCCTCCTGGCCGCTGCCGTAGACGCGCAAGCCTGCGCTCGCCAGCTTGGCGTTCACCGCCTTGGCATACTCGGCCTTGTCGGCCCAGCCATCGCCGCCCAGAAGGCCCTCTGGCGCGCCGGGAAGCTGGGCTGCGGCCATCAGCCACTGCGCGACGGTGTATTGCTCGCCCCGGCGGTAGATGTCGTATTTCTGGGTCAGAAGGTGCATCAGCATGCCGTCGGCGTCGCTCCCGAGCTCGGCCACGTCGGCGCGAATCAGCTTGGCCACACGGCGCGACCAGCTGGTCAGGGTTTCGGCGTCGGGCTGGCCCTCGTTCAGCGCCATGTCGGCCATGGCAAGGGTGGTGGCCCAGTTGTCGCCGTTGCGCCCCGAGATGCCCTCGGCCGCGAAGGCCTCACGCCACAGCTCCAGGCGGCGCGCCCAGCTGGGCCAGC